GGGGCAGAAATGGCATGGTATTGAGCTACCAGAAGAAGTGCGCGATGATTATGAAGCTGAAGTATGGGCGAACGACCTTAAAGATTTCTTATTTAGAATGCGCTACTCTCCTAAAGCTAACTTTGCAAGCCAAGCGCACGAGTTTATTGTAAGCCTACTTGCCTTTGGCACGGCTGTAATGATTGTCGAAGATATTATTGGTCATGGCATACGTTATAAAACGTCTCACTTATCAGAACACTATATCATGGAAAATTCCAAAGGAATTATTGATGTAGATTATCGTAAGTATAAAATGACTGCTCGCCAAGCACAAGAGCGGTTTAAAGAGAATACCCCCCAAAAAGTATTGGATGCATTAGAAAAAACACCTAATAAAAAGATGTGGTTTCTCCATGTTGTTATGCCTGATAATGGCGATGCACCGGAGGGTATGGACTTTGTAAGTTATCATATCTCGATTGAGGATAATGAGTTAATTTCAACTGGTGGATATAAGACATTCCCTTATATTATCTCTCGTTGGGTAACGTCTCCCAGTGAGATTTATGGACGATCTCCATCAATTAGTGTTCTATCAGAGATTAAAATGCTTAACGCTATGCGTAGAACAGACATTAAGGCGAGGCATAATGCTGTTTCTCCACCAATCCTAGCGGCAGATCAGCATACTATTCGTAGGCTTTCTCTAAAACCAGACGCCATTAACTTTGGTACTCTAGATATGAATGGCCGTGAATTAGTAAAACCTTATAACTCAGGTGTCAATATAGCAGTATCAGATGATACGCTAACGCAATCAAGGGAAGTTATTAATTCCGCGTTCTTCTTAGATTTGTTCCAAATCTTAGTTGAGAACCCACAGCAGACAGCTACAGAGGCATTAATACGCAACCAAGAAAAGGGTGTATTATTATCTCCTAGTGCTGGAAGACAAAAAAATGAGTTCTTAGACCCATTAATTGAGCGTGAGATTTCAATTTATGAAAGTTACGGTATATTTGAAGATGATGGTCTTCTCCCAATGCCGGAGTCTATTAAAGAAACTGGTGGAACGATTGAGATTAAATATCAAAATCCAATTACTAATATGCAAAATTCAGAAGAGGCTCTTGCAACTGAGAAGACAGTCCAAGCTCTTATCCCTATCGCACAACTTGATCCTAGCATCTTAGACCCTATTGATTGGACAGAATATGCACAGATTCAACGTAAAGCTAATGGCGCTCCACAACGCTTATTTAAGCCGCCAGAGCAATTTGCCGCTGAAAGAGAGCAGAAAGCACAAGCTGAACAAGCTGCACAGCTAGCTGCAATGGCTCCTCAAGTAACAGGGTCTATTAAAGACTTGGCACAAGCAGACGCCCTAGGCAGATCATGACAGAAAAAGATATTCAGAACGCATACAAGCTTACCTTCGGAAACGAAATGGGCAAGGAAGTAATAAGAGATTTAGACTTATTTTGCAAAGGCTCTATCACTTCCTTTACATCAGCTACAAAGGAAGATAACTCGCTTTGTCCATATCAGGTAGTTCGTATGGAGGGACGTAGAGAAGTATTAACTAAGATTATGATAGAGCTTAAAATAGATATTAACGATTTTTTTGACGACTATGTAACCAACGAAGGAGACGGAATTGACTGATGAAATAGCCCCAGAAGGCACAGGACAAGTGGCTAACGCTGCCCCTGTAGATGAAGGACAAGCAGAAGAAGAACAAGCAAAAGAATGGTATGATGGAGCTGATGAAGAGACTATTGGCTACATTCAAAACAAAGCATGGAAGAGCCCATTAGAGGCGATTACATCCTATAAAGAATTAGAAACATTCAGAGGAGCCTCAGAAGATAAGCTTTTATTCCTACCAAAGGATCCAGAGGCTGAAGGTGCGTATGACGCAATTTATACAAAACTTGGTAGACCAGAAACTCCTGATGATTACAAAGTTGATATTCCAGAAGAAATGACGATAGACGAAAATCGTATGGCTATGTTTAAGCAAGAAGCACATAAGCAAGGTTTGAACGACAAGGCCTTTAATTCCTTTATTAAAGCTGACGCTGCCTATAATGCTAAAGTTAACGAGGAAATAGAAACTGAACTCTCTAAGCAGCAGTCAATCGAAGTAGACCAACTTAAAAAAGATTGGGGTAAGGGCTACGAAGAAAAAGCAGAACTTGGGCGTAGATTTATCAGAGATAACATGCCAGAAGGGGTGGATTCAAAAGCAATGTTAAATGCTATTGAACGAGCAATAGGAACAGGAGTCACACTTCGTTTATTTGGTAATGCCGGACAACAAGGAACAAGAGAAGACGCTATTTCAGATTCATCTGGTGATCGTCCATTTGGCTATACTAAAGAACAAGCTATAGCTGATAAGAAAGTCCTTATGTCTGAAATTCAAGGAGATAGGACAAGGCTAGATAACTACAATAAAGGCATCGGCCCCGATGGTGCAAAGATGGATAAGCTGCAGAAGATCATTGCTCAACAATAACATTGTTGCATTAATAGGAATATAGTGCTAATATTTACTATCAGATAAGCTATTCGCCCTGATACAAACCGTCTGGGCAGACAATAACAGCCAAGGAATAGCCCCCGTTTAGGGATAAGCAAAACCGAACATTTTTGTTTAACTTATAAATGGAGGCTATAATGGCTGATATACAAGCACTAAGAACGCAAAAGTATAGCGATAATCTCGAGCTACTTTCGCAACAAATGAAGCCGAAACTTGCAACTCGTTGTAAAGTTCAATCGGCTGTGGGTAGTAAAGCATTCCGTATGCTATCCCAACTAGACGAAACCGAAGCAGTTGATATTACAACTTCTGCAACCCCCGCTATGAATGTTGATATTGAACATGATGGTCGTTGGGTTTACCCTTCCAAAAAAGGTTGGGGTAAAGTTGTTGACGAGCTTGATTTGCTTCAAACAAACATTGCGCCACAAGGGGCATATGTAACCGCCGCTATTTCTGCACTTAACCGTAAACAGGACGATCAATTTACTTCTGCTTACTTTGGTTTAGCACAAACCGGAGAAACTGGCGCGACTTCCACATCATTTGATAGTAATAACGTAGTTGCTGTTGATTATGGTGGATCTACTGAGGGTCTTACCGTTGCTAAACTTAGAGCAGCACTTGAAATCCTTTCAAAAAACGATGTTGACCTAGATATGGAAATGCCTATTTTGGCAGTATCACCAAAGCAATATTACGGTGATCTTATGGCTTTAACACAAGTCACAAGTACAGACTTCAACCCACAAGACCGCCCCGTTTTAGTAGACGGTAAAATTAAGCAGTTTTTGGGCATGGAGATTGTTATTTCCAATCGACTACCAACAGATTCTTCCGATTATCGTAGGCTCCCAATTTGGGTTCCAAGCGGTATGGGCTGTGGTGTTTGGAAGGATGTCTTTGGCAGAATCAGAAGGCGCCCTGATTTACAAAATAATCCTGCTTATGCAGAGGCAGGTTATATGAAGGGCTTTACACGCCTTGAAGAAGCCAAATGTATTGAAGTAAAATGTAGCGAAGTGTAAGGAGTAATATATTATGACGACTACTAAAGGAAATCTAATCACAGCGTTTGACGCAACTCCACCTCTAACTGTAAATTCACGGTTACATGGCGGATATGTTAAAACATGTATCGATCAATTTGAGCTAGCAGATACGGCGAATGGCGACATTCACCACGTCTTCAAACTTTCTGTTGATGCTGTCTTGTCTTCTGTAAAGATGGCGGCTGATGATTTGGGCACTGCCGGAACAGTTAGTATCGGGTTCTATAAAAAGAATAACGATGGTACATATACTGTTGTTGATGCTGATGCCATTGCATCTGCTATTGATGTTAATGCGGCTGCGACTGCTCTTACAGAGTACCGTTTTGAAGCGGCTGCTATCGAGACAATAGATCAACCAGTATGGGAGCTTGCAGGACTTGCTGCACGACCTGCATACGGTGATCTCTATCTATCTCTTACAACCCCCGCAGGAACAACTTCTGCTGGAACTGTAGCGATGGTTATCCAATATACAGAATAGGAGTTAAGTAATGGCTAGTAAGACTTCTATCTCAAATCGTTGTTTGGCTAAAATAGGTGAGACAAGAGTTAGTAATATAGCTAATGATTCATCTAAAAAAGCTCAAATTATAAACGATATGTGGGATGAAGTGCGCGATGCCTTACAACAATCTTATCCTTGGAACTTTACCATTAAGCGAGCTTCGGTAGCGCTTAGTGGTACTTCTCCTGAATGGGGGTTTAATAATAAATATTTACTGCCTGTTGATTTTCTCTCATTATTAGAAATTAGGAATGATCCTGAGTACGAAATAATTGGTGGATATATAGAGACAAATTCAGGCGCTCCATTAAAGATAAAATACATCGCAAGAGTAGAAGATGTTGGCCTTTGGGACGCTATGTTTAATGAGGCCTTTGCTTCTCAATTAGCTGTTGAAACAGTAGAGTCAATAACACAATCCAATACTAAGAAGCAAATTCTAATGTCAGAACGTGATGTAGCAATTAAACAAGCTTTTGCTGCCGATGCTATTCAAGAGGCGCCACAAAACCGCGCCGCTGATAGTTGGCTGCTATCTAGAGAAAATTATATCAGCGATGATATAGATTATAACGCTTAGGGGGTTGTTATTTCTAAAGCAAGTACCATGCAAACCAGCTTTGTTTCAGGTGAGTTTTCGCCTCTACTTGATGGCCATATAAATCTTGAAAAATGGAAAGATAGTGCACGAACTCTCCAAAACTTACTTCCATTAAAACAAGGCCCCCTCACACGTAGAGGTGGGACTAAGTACATTGCTGAGGTAAAGGACAGCTCAAAGAATACTGTTCTCATCCCATTTGAATTTAACGTTACTAGCGCTTATCAAATTGAGGCTGGTGATGCTTACTTTAGGTTCTATAAAGCAAACGCTCAAATACAATCTGGCGGTTCTCCTTATGAGATTGTATCCCCTTATGCCGCGACTGATTTACTAGATTCAGATTATCTTCCATTATACCAAACAGCTCAAAGTGCTGATGTTATGTATATGGTTCATGCTAATTATAATGTTCGTTCCTTAAATAGAGTAAGCGATACTAGCTGGTCTGTTAATTCAATCATATTTAACGATGGCCCGTATCTTCCAGAGAACGATACAACAACAACATTTACATTATCAGGAACAACTGGAAGTGTAACTGTTACAGCAAGTGCCGCTTCGTTTGTATCTACTGATGTTGGAAGGCTGATACGTTGGAAAGATCCTGCGAATAATTGGACGTGGTTGAAGATAACAGCTTATTCCAGCACTACTGTTGTTACGGCAACTATTATGGGCGATGATGCAAGCGCAGCTACTGCCACACTTTCATGGAGACTGGGCGTTTACGGAGAAACAAATGGGTATCCAAAAGTAATAACATTCTACCAAGATAGAATTGTTTTGGCTGGCTGTGACGCTTATCCAGATAGATATGATGTAAGTAGAACTGGTGGGTATTCAAGCACAGATTTTCGGTTCGCACCATCAGATGCTGACGGAACGGTTACTGATGATGCTGCATTTAGCGGCACACTCCAATCTGGTCAAGTTAACACAATTCAATGGGCTGCCTCTGATGAGAGAGGGCTTATTCTTGGTTCAGCGAAAAGAGAATGGTTGGTTTCCTCCTCTGCCACAGACAATATTTTAACACCAGCAACAGCAATAGCTAATACAATAAGCTCCACTGGCAGCGCCGCTGTTCCTCCTGTTCAGATAGAAAATGGAACTGTATTTCTACAAAGGGCGCGTAGAAAAGTTAATGACATTATTTATTCGTTTGATAGAGATCAATTAAAGCCTAGAGACATAACCCTTGCTTCAGAGCACATTACCTTAACCGGCGTAGCTGAAATGGCGTTCCAACAAGAGCCTATTAACGTTCTTTGGATGAGAAGAACTGACGGTAAATTGATTGGTATTACATATTATCCTGATGAGGCTGTCTTTGCAGCACATCCACATGTTATAGGCGGGACAGATGTTGAAGTAAGGTCTATATCAGTAATTCCTAATTCTACTGGCAGTAAAGAAGAGCTATCATTAATAGTTAAGCGAACAATAAACGGTGCAACAGTCCAATATGTTGAATATATGACTGAGTATTACCAACTTCCTACCGCGAAAGAAGATGCTATTTTGATGGATAGCGCATATACTTATTCTGGCGCAGCAGTTAATGTAATCTCGGGACTTGACCATCTTGAGGGGGAAACAGTTAAATTAATGGTTGATGGTAACTCGCATCCAGATTTGGTTGTAAGTAGCGGCAGCATTACATTAGAGAATGATATTACAGCAACTAAGGCACAAATTGGATTAGGCAATACTTGGAAGTTAAAAACCAAACGAATTGAAGGTGGCGCTCAAGATGGCGTTGCTCAAGGCAAGACTAAGCGAATTACTGGATATGTTATAAGACTGCTAAATACACTTGGTATGTATTATGGGTCTACATTCGAAGATACAGACAATAGAAATGAAGATGATTTTGAACAAGGACAAGACTATGATGAAGATGTAGCTCTATTTAGTGGAGACACTGAATTTCTGCGTCACCCGGTTGGATATGAGCAAGACGGAAGTATTTACCTTTCTCATAGTGGAGTATTTCCAGCAACAATATTAGCTATAATGCCGATGGTAACAACTCAGGACAGATAATGAAAGTAGTACCATTTTTACCGATCCATCTAGACGATATTGATTTGATAGAACAAATGAGTTTTATGAAGCCATATCTTAAGGACAGATTATACGCAGGATTTATTGATGATGATGAATCCTACACAGCGACCTATGAGGGGCGCGTTATAGCATGTGGTGGAATGGTGAAGCTAGATGCGTTCAAGTGGGTTATATGGGCTTTAATGGGCAAAGAAACAGCGTCACATATGACTGGGATTACTAAAGCTGTAAAGAAATTCTTAGATGAGAATAAAAAGCCAAGGATTGAAATGCATGTTAGAGAGGGTTTTAAAGAAGCCCATAAGTGGGCTAAGATACTAGGATTTGAGTGTGAAACCCCAAATGGAATGAAGAAGTGGGCAGACGACACAACATATTATTTATATTCGAGGTGTAGTTAGATGAGATACATTGAATTTAATGGGAATGACTATCCGTTTGACCCGTCAATGATTACAGATTTCGATTATTTAAACAGAGATCAGTCGAAAATGTGTTTTGACCCTATATCATTAGCACTTGTTGGGTCTACTCTTGCTACATCCACTGCTGGTGCGTCTGTTGTTGGGCTGCTTGGAGCAGGAGGAGTTCTTGGCGCAGGAACTGGAATAGGAGCGACAATAGGCGCTGGCTTAGCATCGCTTGGCAGCATCGCCGGAATTGCTGGATTGGCGGCGACTGGTCTTGGCGGAATAGCTGGAATGCAAGAATCAAGAGCACGGGCTAATGCCGCTAAGACAAACGCACGTATAGCAGAGCAAAACGCAGAGACATCTAGGCAGCAAACTGCTGCTGCAATGGACACACAAGATAGAGAGCGTAGATTACGTCTTGGAAGCTCAATGGCTAGAGGCGGAGCCTCTGGGGTTGGTGTTGAGTCCTTTGGAGATATAATGCAATCAAGCGCAGCACAAGAAGAGCTAGATTTATTAACTCTTAAAACCGAAGGTCAATTAAAAGAGAATGATTTCTTAAATCAGGCTTCAATTAAAAAAGCCGAGTCAAAAAATATTAAAAAACAAGGCAAATTAAAAACTGCTTCTAGTATTTTAAGTGGTGGAAGTACATTTTTAAAAGGTTAAGATATGCCAGAGATCAAACAATATACTCGTAGAATACAGCCTACAGCCCTTTCCAGAACGCAGGTTAGTGAAGCAAGCTTTGGCAGCGATCAATCCGGCCTTAATGCTATTGCTGGGCAAACGCAAAATATAGCTAATATCTTAGAAGAGAAGCAATTAAAGGCAGATAAGAGCGATTATTTAGCTAAGTTGTCTCAATTTAGTTTAGAGAACGCAACTGCTGTTAATGAATTACAAACAGCGGAATTCGAAGAAGGAACTGATTTTTCTACAGCGTACCAACAAAATTTAGAAGAGAGAGCTGCGAGAATACAAGTTCCTAAATCAATGCAGAATGATTGGAATGTACAGCTTGCTGGCATGAAGAACAAGTTTGCAATTGCAGGAATGCATGAGCAGTCAAGACGCGCTGGCGTTAAGGCGAAAGAGGATTGGGATACAAGTGTAGAATCTCTTGCTAATATGGTAAGCCTTGACCCATCACAAGCTGGTTATGCTACAGGCATACTTAAAGAACAGATTAATAATTTTAATCTAGCGCAAGAAGATAAAAATGTCATTCTAAATGGGGCGATTGATGTTGTTAAGTCTAATGAAGCAACTGCCCTTGCCACTAGAAACCCAGAACAGTTTATCGCTGATGCGAAAGCAGGAAAGTACAATGATGTAAAAGATGTAAGTAAGTATATTCGTGTTGCAGAAGCTGAAAAAGCAAAAAATGAGGCTAAATTAAAAAGAATAGAAACACAAAAAAGGCAGGAACTTTCAGAAAAGATAGATGTGTTAATATACCATAGTGCTGACATTAACAATGAACAGCAAGTTACTTATGATGATCTTGAGGAAGGGCTTCGTAATGGCGAATATGACGCTGGAATGTATTTGCGAAAGACTAAATTACTAGATTCTGCGTTAAAGACACGCTTTAATAAACAACAAGAAAATAATACCTATGATTATTTAAGCAATGGTGGGTTATTTAACCCAAAAGACAAAGAGCATCAAAAAGCATTAGACACTTTCTACGAAAGCAATATGTTGCCATTATATCAAGATATGCCTCCAAATGAAGTAATTGACAGTCAGGTTGGTTTTGCTGTTAGGCAGAGCGCCATACCGTCTGTGATGAAAGACCAAATTACAGGCGCCCTTTATTCTGGGACTAACGATGCTAAGGTTATGGCTTCAAATATCATCACAGATATGGTAAATAAAAACCCGTCTCTTTCCAGACAGTTTACTAACCAAGATGTTGCTTTCTCTATGAAGGTTAATAGCTCAATCAACGCTGGGTTAGATAAAGATCGGGCGGTTGAGTTTGCACAAAGCCAAACGTTCCTATCTGGAACACCTGAATATAAAACAAGAAATGAGAATTTTAATAAAGAAGCTAAAGCTTTCAACATTAACAATGTTCAAGAGCGAACAATAGCTAGTTTCGTCCCCTTTCTTGGTGGTGGTGCTCCTGATGTCCCCGTGGAATTAAAAGGAGAGTGGAAAGAGCTTTATAGATATGCAAGCGTTGTTGAGGGGCTTGATGATGAGCAGGCACAAGCTTTTGCTTATAATAAAGTAAACTCAACTTGGGGGCTTTCTAATGTTACTGATAAACTAGAACTAAAGAAATGGGCGCCAGAAACTATGTATAAAGTAGAGGGAGTTGACAGCAGTTGGATGCAAGACCAGCTCAAGTCTTCTATAGGCATAGAAGATTTAACTAATGTTGATGTTATCCCAGATATTAGAACAGTTAGATCTGGAAAACCAGCATATCAAGTCGCCATAAAAGTTGTAGAAGATGGAAATATATTCCTAGACACAACAAGAAATAAGAATGGCGACACTGTTTATTGGATTCCTGATTACACAGAAACAGATGAATATAAAAAGTTAATGACCGCCCATAGAGAAAAACAAGAAGATGATGTAGTAAAATTCAATAAAATACGCGAGGACGCACTAATTAGAAGAACAAGCAATTTAAGCTTTGACCAAAAAGTTGGTTTAGCTGTTAAACAAAAAGTAAAAAGGCTATTTGAATAATGCTTTTAAATGAAGAGCAGTTAACTAAAGAATATGATGTGCCTGAGATTGTTAATCAAACAAATCCAGAGCTAAACCCTACGACCTTTGAGGTTTTAGGATCTGCAATGCGTCAAGAGAATGTAGTTAGCTCTTTCTTCGCAAACAAACCGTATAAAGAATGGTTCTCTCAACAAGAAATAGATAATGATTTTGATGTTGTTAAAGCAGCTGAAGATAGGGGATTGGATAATTATCTTGTGAATTTCGCGGAAGCATTTAATGAAAATGAATTTAATAGAATTGCTAATAATATAGATAGAGAGCTTTACGACAGGGAGGTGTTATCCTCTGCTGGTTGGGGTGGTTTTGCTTCTCAGATTATTGCTGGCGCAGCTGACCCTATTAATTTTGTCCCTATTGGTGGAGCTGCTGTTAAGGGGATAAAAGCCAAAGGCTTCTTACAAGCAAGCATAAAAACAGCGGCGATTGCTGCACCTTCTATAGCTCTACAAGAATCATTGTTAAACACGACACAAGAAACAAGGACGCTCGGTGAGAGTGTCGTTAACGTAACTGTTGGCACTATGTTGTCTGGTGTTTTAGGAGGCGCTGTTCACAGTGCATTTAATACAGACTTTAAGGGGTTAAAGTCAAAAACAGAGGCCGCTATCTTCGCTCCTGAAAATACTAAGTTAGCGGAAGCAGAAAAAGATTTTTATGCTGAATTTACAGGGGATAATAGTGTTGGAGCTGCGGTAGCTTTTGAAACAACATTAAAACAAGAATCATTGGCACCATCATTAGGAACAGCTACAGTAACAAAGGGGCTTACCCCTATGTTAAGATTAGCTCACAGTCCTGTTAAGGGTGTAAGAGAGTTTTCCCAGAAACTTATAGATAATCCAATTTATTTTAATAAAAATTTCGAGGGCATAGCTTCGCCACAAGCTGTTGAGAATTTAAAATTTGAACAGGAGGTAAGGGCTGCTTCGGTTAGAACTGGTTTTATAGAGCAATTTAAAGAACATAAGTTAGCAGCAAGAAAATCTGGTGTAAAAAGTTTAAATAAGAAGTCGTTCAATGAGGCTGTTTCTTATGCGTTAAGAAATGGTGATATAGGGGCTGATGATTCCATAACTAAGTTAGCAAAACAAATAAGAAATGATGTTCTTGAACCATTAAAGAAAAGAGCAATAGAGCAAAAGTTACTCCCAGAGGATGTTGATGTAGCTACTGCTGACAGTTATTTTACTAGGCTATGGTCTAAAGAGAAGCTTATTACAAAGCAGGCCGAATTTAAGAAGGTTTTGAAGCAAGACTTTTTAAAAAAAGTCGGTAAGATAAAAAGAGCAAAAACCGTAGGATTTGATAAGAAGATTAATAAATTAAAGAAAAGTAAAATTGAGAAAAGCAAAAAGAAATTAATAGAGGTTGAATTTGAAAAGAGACATGCTTTAGAAGAGTTTGAAGGCGAGTTTCTTGAGGATTATTTGAATGATATAGTTGATAGTGTTTACGATAGAATCACTGGCTCTACAAGGACACCCTTCGCCCATGAGGTTACGATTGCTGAACATGGTTCACTAAAAGAGCGAACACTTGATATTATGGATAACAAGGTTCAGGATTTCTTAGAAAACGATGCTGAATTGGTTCTTGAGCTACACAATAGGTCAATGACCGGACAGTTACTTTTGCAAGAGCAATTTGGAACAATTGATTTTGATGAGGCAATGAAAAATGTAGATGTAGAGTTCAATGATTTTAAAAGAACTATTACCGATTCAAAGAAATTAACAAAAGTAGAAAAACAATATAGGAGCAATAAGAGGGATTTAAAAAACTTGTGGGACTTAACAAACGGAACATATAAAAGCGCCAAAGATTATGACAACGCCTTTATTAAAGGTATGCAAGATGTAAGAACAATCAATTATATGCGCATGCTTCACGATGTAACTAGAAGTTCTATGGCAGATGTTGGCAATATAGTTATGGGCAATGGTTTTAAGAATATCTTTGGCGACTTGTTAATCCCTGTTATCACTAATCTTAAAAAGAGAAAGTTAGCCGTAGAAGAGTTGCGGAGTGCAGGATTGGTTTGGGAGTCATTATTAAATAGCAGAATACAAACTATCGCTGAAATAGGTGACCCAACAGCAAGGGGGAGTTATTTTTCTAGGTCTATAAATAATATGTCCACCATGTTTACACAAGGAACATTGATAACACAATGGAATGATGTAATGAAAGCATCTAGCGGGATATTGTCACAATCAAAAATCCTAAAAGCATCAAGGGATTTAGCTTCTGGAAAGAAATTAAATAAAAACCTAATAGCTGAATTAAGGTGGATGGGTTTAAATAATTCACAATTAAGAGCTATATCAAGAGAATTTAAAAAACACGGTGATAGTGGGCGTGGGGTTCTATTATCAGGAGTGAATAAATGGGACGACCAAGGATTAGCAAGGTCTTTTAGAGCAGCTTTAAATAAGAATGTAAACGCCACTATTGTTACAAAAGGTCTTGGTGATGTCCCTATGTTTATGAACTCAGAGATAGGTAAAACTGTTGGCCAATTCCAAAGCTTTTCTTTTGCTGCGAATCAGAGAATTACAGTAAGAGCCGCGCAAAGAATGGCTAAAGGAGATTTGGCTGTGGTGCAGGGAATAGCGTCTGCAATCACTATAGGCATGCTGGTCGCGCACCTTAAGGCTGAAACGTATAAAAAATCAGCGGAGGCTAGGGGGGTTAATACAAGAAATTTAGGAAGCGATCATTGGACTACCGAGAAATGGATAACAGAAGGTATAGATAGATCAGGTCTTATACCTGTTTTAATGATGTTTAATAATGCATTTGAGAAGATTGGATTACCCGGACTTTCAAAAGGGCTTGGATACGCAACAGGAAGCGATGTAGCGCCAGCATCAAGATATGCAGCAAGAAGTTTACCACAAACGCTACTCGGGCCATCGTTGGGGACGGTAGCGGACACTGCATCAATTATAAATTCGGTATCATCCTCTATGCAGACAGGTAAACCAGTAACAGAGAATGACATCCATAGAATAAGAAAAATGATTCCATTCCAAGGTATGGTTGGCATTAGAAGAATTTTTGATGAAGCCGAAAGATTGATTAATGAATAGAAGTTCCAAGTTTTTAATAAATGTGATAGTATTCCTAATGGAGATATAAATGACTTTAAATACAGATAAAAACACAATTACAGCGGTAGGGGATGGGAGTACCACAGAGTTTAGCTTTCCATATCTTGTATATGCCGCTAGCCATTTAACTATAACTATTGATGATGTAATAACCACATCTTGGTCTGCCGCCGTATATGGCGCAGCAGCCGGTGTAACTGTTACATTCACAACCGCTCCTGATAATGGGTCTGATATTGTAATACAAAGGATTGTCCCAAACATACAAGACACTGACCTAGAGAACTTTGACGGAAATCCTGCTAATGTAACAGAGGAGCAATTTGATTTACTAGTGATGGCCGATCAACAAATAAACGAGAAGACAGAAAGGTCTATATTAACCCCAATCGGAACTACATTAACATCAAATGCAATTTCTGGTACGATTGATACGACAACACGCCTTCTAACAATTACCACAGCTGGCCCGTCTACTGGAACACTAACAAGCATAGGAAGCTCTGATTTAGATACTGTTCTTTCTAGCTTGGCAGATAATGATTTCTTATCATATAATTTAGCTGGTGATTATTGGGAGAACGTAGACGCATTAATTGGTTCTCAAATTGATATAAACGGGGCAGATAGCGGTACAATAGCCGCATCAGACGAGATATTATTCGGGGACGTTACTGATAGTAACAATGTCAAAAAAGACACTGCTCAAGGTATTTTAGATTTAATTATAGGAACTGGTGACGCAAAATTTACTCTAAAAACCACAGCTGATACAGGCTGGGTATTAATGGATGATGGCACAATTGGAAGTGCGGCATCAGGAGCCACAAACCGAGCTAATGCTGATACAGAAGATTTGTACACGCTTTTATGGGATAATATTAGTGATACATATGCTTCAGTAAGTGGGGGGCGTGGAGCTAGTGCTGCTGCTGACTTTGCAGCAGATAAATCAATCTCTTTAAACAAAGTATTAGGGCGCTCATTGGGTGTGGCTGGTGCTGGTTCAGGTCTCACATCACGTGCCCTTGGTGAAATTGTTGGTGAGGAGACACATCAACTTATAACAAATGAAATGCCAGCACACAATCACTCAACATCGGGAGTAAGTAACAGCACAGGAGGCACAGCAAGGGTAAGAACCACTGACGTAGCAGCAGCGACAACGGTTAACACCTCCTCTGCGGGCGGTGATGGTGCTCACAATAACATACAGCCTACCTCGTTCTGGAATGTAATGATTAAACTTTAAGGGAAGATTATGCGTGAGTTTAAATTATATGGAGTACGCAAGTCATGATGACACAAACCGAAAGAGATGCACAAGACGCTAAATGGCTAGCTGATAAACCTGATAGGGATTGGCAAGCAGAAATGAACGCCACAGACACAG